CGGGCAACAGCAACGGTGTGCGCTGGCGCGGGCGCTGGTCAAGGATGCCGGTCTGGTGCTGCTGGATGAGCCGCTGGCCAATCTCGACTACAAGCTGCGCGAGGAATTGCGCGCCGAGATCCCGAAGATCTTCGAGGAGGCGGGCAGCATCTTTGTCTATGCCACGACCGAGCCGGAAGAGGCGCTGCTTTTGGGTGGCAATACCGCCACGCTGTGGGAGGGGCGCGTCACGCAGTTCGGCCCCACGCCGCACGTTTACCGCCAGCCGCAGGACGCCACAACCGCGCGCGTGTTCAGCGATCCGCCGATGAATTTCCTGCCGGTGACCAAATCCGGGGCGCAGATCAGTTTCGGCGACGGGCAGAGCGCACCCGCGATCGGCGGCATGGCTGATCTGGCGGATGGCGACTATGTCGCCGGGTTCCGGCCCAATCATCTGGAGTTGGAGGCGCAGGGCGAGTGTTAGGTGACACTCATTATTACAGTGATACCGGAAGATCGGACCCTATGCCGGAAGTGGACGGATAGGCGTTTTAAAACAAGCGGTTGCGGGATGGGGAAAAGTAACGGCGGAACGCGCCGTGAAGTTTGCACAAATCACGAAAAATCGAAGATTTGGACGTGAATGAGGCCTCCGCGGGAAATTCCGGGACGGGATGGGCGAAAACCGTCAAACCCCATTAAAAAAGGGTTTAACGGCCCGCGAGGGGGGTGTTTCAGGGGCTGTCGGGACGGTCCGGGAGGGAAAAGAACCGGGACCCAAGCCGCCCACTTCTTTTTTGCCGTCCCACTTCGATGTTTTCTGGCGCAGAAACAAGAGCTTGGGCATTCGCCGCACGGTCAGAAGCGGCCAGAGAAGTGGGACCCTATTTTTGGGTGCCAGAGAAAACCCTAGACTCTCACGCAGAGCGCCCAGCAATAATAGCGGCGTCAGAGAGGGGACGAAAATGGCATTTCCAACCATGATAGATAGTTCGACCGGAGCACAAGCCGTGGTCGTCATGCCGGGGTTATTCGACTTCACGATCTATGTTGATCGCACCAAGTACAAGATCGACGAGATAGAGGACGCCGCCGAGATTGATGCTGAGGCCTACCGTTCAGCTGGCCGCGCCGCTGTTGGAGCGGTGGTCGGTGGACTTCTGACCGGCGGACTTGGCTTCCTGGCAGGAGCGGCGCTCGGTGGCCGACGCAGGGTGTCCGCAAGCTATTTCCTGAAATTTCGCGACGGTAATTACGTGGCGTTCACGACAACCAACAAAAAGGACATACAGCTGCTCGCGCCAGTGGTGCGCAAGTATGATGTCAGGCGAATGGCCGCTGGCGGTTAGAAGCTTACAGAAACCAATCACCACGCATGCGCCGACCAGACGATCTCGCCGAGGATGCGGAGGCGGTTCATGTCGGGGCCGGAGCGGGTTTCGGTGGCGTGGGCGGGATTGTCGGAGGTGAGGATGATCAGCTGATCGGGCAGGTGATCGAGGCGCTTGACGCGGGCCGCGCCGTCGGTGTCGATCAGGGCGTAGACGTGGCGGTTGCGGATGGTCGTGCGGCGTTCGTCGATCATGACCAGGTCGCCGTCGTATAACGTGGGCGCCATGCTGTCGCCGGTCACCTTGAGCAGGCAGGCGTCGGAGGGTGATATGTCGCGTTCGCGCAGCCAGTCGCGGCGGAAGGCGAGCGCGCCGGTGCGTTCGACCTGGTCATTGACCGCGCCGCCGCCTGCGGCGAGGCGGGCATCGACGCGGGGGATGGCGGCGTAATCGGCGTTGTTGAGCGACACATTATATATAGGGCGTGCCTCGCCCGCAGTCTCGCGCATCACGTCCACCTCGATCCCCCGCATCGCCCCGGCCATGACCGCGTTCTCCACGTCTTTCATGGTCCACTCGCCTGCGGCGCTGAGTTCGCGCCTGCCGGTCAGAATATAAAGCACGTCAGCACCAATGCCTGAGATTGCGGAGAGATAAGCTGCATCAGGATGGCGCTTCCCGCTTTCATAGTTGATCTGCGACTGTTTCCCGACGCCTGCAACCGATCCGAATTCAGTTTGAGACATTCCTAGATCTACTCGCTGCTCGCGCAAGCGCTCAGAAAAAGTCGACATTTGTTATCCTTCCGGCTTGACGGTTTACGAACGTGGACCTAATATCGCGTCATCACCCATTAACAGGGATTGCGAATGATGACCCAGAACCAGTTCAACTTTCAACCCGGCGCGATCTTGCATGATGCGATCGTGGGCACGTTCCGCGCGCATGGCGGCAGCTTCTCGCAGTGGTGCAAGGAGAACGGCATTCATCCCGGCGTGGCGCGGAACGCCACGTTCGGGCAGTCACGCGGCCCTGCGGGCCAGAAGCTGCTGAACCAGATCATCGAGGCGGCGGGTCCGGACTTCCTGCGCATGGCCTATGCCAAGCGCATCGCGGAATATGCCGATCAGGTGCGGGAGGCGCAGGAATGAGCCTTTCACGCGACGATCTGTCAATCATCGAGGGCGATGCACGGGTTTCCTGCCGTCGGCTGTCAGAAACGCTCGGTTTTAACCGTGTGAATGACCTGCATCGGCTCATTCGCGCCAACGAAGAAGAGTTGGCGGATTTCGGGGAGGTTTTTTGCTTCTCGGCAAAAAACCCCTCGTCGAAAGGCGGGCGTCCGATCCTGACCTATTACCTCAACGAGCACCAGGCAGTGGCGGTCTGCATGTGGGCGAACACGGCCACCGCCCGCGCCGCCCGGCTTCAGATCATCGAGGTGTTCGTGGCCTGGCGGCGCGGTGCGCTTGGTGCGCGGGAGGCGGAGCGCGAAGGGCCGGATGCGGCGTTCCTTCGCGATGGCGACCGGGCCGAGGCGTCGCTGCGGCATCTGCGTGGGGTGAGCGGGATCGACGAATACCTGCGCGAGCTGACGCATCTGCCGATCTGGCCTTCGGCGCGGCGTCCGTCGTGGTGGCATCATCTCGATGTTCGTGAGTTCCTGACGGTGGCGCATCGACAGATGTCGCTGATCGAGGCTGCGCGGCAGGGCAAGCAGCATTTCGGCGACCGCTGCCCCGGCAAGTCGGCGATCCACGTCTACTGGCAGCGTCTCGACGTGGCCAAGACGGGCAAGACGCTACATCTGCGGCCCGCGTCGCACTATCGCAACCCGGTTCTGCCCGCCCCGACGAAGAAGGAGGACGCGGCATGAGCGCGCCAGATTTCAAGACACTCTGGGCCGAGCAGCAACGCGCGGCTATTGCCGTCGTATCGGCGTTGTCGCCGGAAACGAAGGGAGCTCTGGTGGCTCTGACAGAGGAAGCAATTGCCGATCGATGCTCCTTGAGTGAATTAAGAGCCATTGTAGCACGAGAGCTTGGCGACGCGCGTGACGCGGAAGCCCGCGAGGCAGGGTCTCAATGACAGGTTCTCCGCCCACCCGTGCCGCTTCGATGACGATGATGGCCTGCCGCATCCGGTCAAGCAGCACGCGCCACGCGCCTGCGGTGATGTCTTCCCAGCTTTCGAAGCTGTCGGTGATGGCGAGGGCCGCGAGCGCGCCGTCGGCCTCCTCGTCGAAATCCTCGGAATATGGCGTTGCGCGGATCACGTCGAAGCGTTGTGCCATGAGTGCGAAGACCGGCTCGAAGGCTTTGAGCGTTTCGGTGTCGGGGACGCGCTCTGCTCGGCTCACGTCCGGGTCGCCGCCGTGTTTCTCGATGCAATACCACATGAGCACATCTGTCGGATCAGTCATCGGTTCCCTCCATCGGTTTGTTGGCAGCGACGATGGTAGGGCGCGCGCGGGCGGGGTGTCGAGCCTCGTCCGCGTGTCGGAGGTGCCGTCATGAGCACTCCGACGGTTCACGATCTGGCGGCGCGGTGCGCGGAGCTTGGCGTTACCGGTGAGCAGATCCACGAGATCCTCACGCTCTATGCCGAGGTGATCGCGGTCGAGGCCCCTTATGCGGAAAACGAGATCAGCCTCGCAGGTGTCCTCGGCCTCAACATCATCGAGATGATCGCTGAGGCCGCGTCATGACCGCCCGGCGCGATCCCGAGGGGCGTCTGCCCGAGGGCAGTGGCATGGTCTGTGCCGGGATCCTCGCGCTCGTCTTCTGGGCGGCGCTCGGCTTCTGGCTGATCCCCGCCGCGTCTCATCATCCCGTTTCAACAGAGGAGCTCTCCCATGCAGCTGAGTGATCTCATCCCCGATGCGGGGCAATTGCAGGCCGAGATCGACGCCATCCCGGAGGTGCAGCGCGTGGCGCTGGCGCTGCAGCTGATCCGCGATATCCGCAGCCCGTGCTGCGCGCTGTCGCTGATGCGGCTGAGCCGGTTGGCCGAGGATCATCACTTGGCGATCCGGAAGGACGAGTTCGTCCGCCAGCACGAAGCCCGTCGGGTGCCGGGATGAGCGGCCCCTTGAACACCCGTTTGAAACCCCGCGTGCGTGCTTGCCTGTATGGCGCGCGGGTCTTGCGCCGCGACCGGTCCCGGTCTGCTTGCCCCGGTCGCGGCGTCTTTTTGATCATCTGCGATGTGTTGGCGGTGGCGGCGCTGTTCGTGCTGCTCTTCGGCGTCGCGAGTTTCGGAGGATGAGCATGGGATTGCGCATAGAAAAATGGGGCCATGGCTATGCCGTGTTCGACGGCGTCAAGCGCCTGACCGGCCCCTATAGCTGTCGCGATATCGCGCTGCGGGCCCTGGACCGGAAAGAGACCGAGGCGCGCCAGGCAAAGCACGCGCGCAACCGCAACTGCCTGACCTGCGGGCGCGCGTTCTGGAGCACCGGGTTCGGGCATCGCATGTGCGACGGGTGCCGGGGGCGTCACTCGGGCCTCGACGCGCGGATGGTAGGCGGCTGATGCATCACGCGCCGCTCACCTCATCGCGCCTGCAGCGTGTGCTGGCCCTTCTGAGGGACGGCAAGCCCCACACCACGCGCGAGATCGTGCGGCGGGCGCATGTGGTGGCGGTGAACAGCTGCATCGCGGAGCTGAGGGCGAACGGGGCGGAGATCCTCTGCACCCGTGAGCGCAAGAAGGACCGGCTGATCTGCCGGTACACAATGACGAAGGCACCGGAATGATGGACGAAAACCAGACCAAAAAGATGCAACACATGGCGACGTGGATGCACAAAGATGCGCATCAGGTCGCGTTCATCATCGGGATGATCAGGGCGGGAGACCCCCTGTATGCTGATAATATCGAATACTCGCGTCGGCTGATGCGGGACAATCTTCAGAGCGTTCGCAGGCTTGCCGATCTGATCCAGCAGGAGCTCGGCGATGAGTGAGATGCGCCTCATTGAGACCCGCGAGATGGCGCTGGATGACATCGAGGTTCATGACCGGCTGCGCCCGGTTGACGAGATGGGTCTCGGGGCGATCCTGATGACGCTGCGCGAAGGCGAGGCCCCGACGGATCCTGTCGATGTGCGCCGGGTGCGGCGCAACGGCTTGGTCAGCTACCGGCTCATTGACGGGCTGCACCGGCTTGAGGCCGCGCGGCGTAAGGGGCGTAAAACGATCCTTTCCTCGATCTACGAGGGGACGGATGCGGATGCCCGGCTGATGGAGATCGAGCGCAATCTGGCGCGCGCCGAGATGAAGCCGGTGGATCGGGCGGTGTTCCTTTTGGCCTACAAGGAGGCCTATGAAAAGAAGTATCCCGAGGCCCGCGCGGCCATCGGCGAGGCCCTGATCGCCAAGCGCTGGGATACGACGAGCATAATGCCCGTCGTATCGTTTGCGGCGCGCGTAGGGGAAATGGCGGGGCAGCACGAAAGCACTGTGCGCCGCCAGTACCGGGCGGTGAGCGATTTGTCACCTGACGAGATCGAGACGCTGCGCGATGCGCAGAAATGGGTTGGCTACAAGGATCTGGCAGAGATTGGCAAGATCACTGACCCCGAGGAACGTGGTTTCGTTATCGGCAAGCTGTCCGCCGGTGAGGCGAAAACGGTCAAGGCCGCGCGCAAGGCGTACGCCGCGTCACAGGGCAAGGCCCCGGGTCCGCTCAGCGACAAGGATCAGAAGCTGGCGCGGCTTTCCGATGCCTGGGCGCGGGCCGGAGAGGCCAACCGACGCAAGTTCGTCGAGGCCAATGCTGCCGAGATCGAGGACCTGCTGAACGCGATCTATCGCGGGGAGGACGCCGCATGAGCGACCCGGCCCCCGCACAGGAATGGTGGAGCGCCGCCGAGCTGGCCACGTCCGGCCTGCCGGACCTGCCCGGCACCAAGCGCAAGGTCAACGAGATGGCCAAGCGCGAGGGCTGGTCTGCGCTGCCCGGAAAAGTGCGGCGGCGGCGGGGTGCAGGCGGCGGGGTCGAGTATCACTGGAGCGTTCTGCCCTTGCGGGCCCGGCTGCGGCTGGGGTCCGAGCAGGCAACGCCGGACAGGGCGCAGCCTAGCTCAGATGAGGCATGGGCGCGGTTCGAGGCTGCGGGCGACAAGGCCCGGGACGAGGCCGAGCGCCGTCTGTCGGCCATCGGCGAGGTCGAGGCATTGGAAGCGGCCGGCGTCACGCGCTCGACGGCGGTGCGCGAGGTCGCGCGTAAGCTGGCGTGTTCCGAAAAGTCGGTCTGGAACTGGCTGGGCATGGTCGAGGGCGTGAGCGCCGCCGACCGGCTGGCCTATCTGATCGACGGGCGCGCAGTGCGCAAGAGCCCCGGCCTGCGCGCCGATCTCGATGATGAATTCTGCGCGCTGGTCCGGAGCGACTGGCTGCGCCCGTCGCAACCCAGCCTGACCAGCTGCTATGATCGCGCGGCCCGCGTCTGGCTGGGCGAGAAGCGCAACAGCCCGGTACCCCCGCTCCACCAGGTGCGGCGATGGATGAAGGCGAACGTCTCGGAGCCGACGGCGATCTGGTGGCGCAAGGGCGAGGAGGCGCTGCGGCGGCTTTACCCCGCGCAGGAACGCAGCAAGGCCTTCATGGCTCCGCTCGAATGTGTCCAGGGCGATTATCACAAGTTCGACGTGTTCGTGCGCTGGCCCGGCGTCGACGCCCCGGTGCGCCCGCAGATGATGGTCTGGTCGGACGTCTATTCCGGCAAGCTGCTGGCGTGGCGTCTGTCGGATACGGCCAACAGCCACACGGTGCAGATGGTCACCGGCGATCTGATCCGGACCTATGGCATCCCGCAATCGGTGCTGATCGACAATGGCCGGGAGTTTGCCGCCAAGGCGATGACCGGCGGCACGCCCACGCGGTTCCGTTTCAAGGTGACGGATGAGGATATTCCCGGCCTGCTGCCCCTGCTGGGGGTGCATGTCCACTGGGCTACGCCTTATTCGGGCCAGTCCAAGCCGATCGAGCGCGCGTTCCGCGACCTGTGCGACCGCGTCGCCAAGCATCCGGCCTTCGACGGGGCCTATACCGGTAACAAGCCCGATGCCAAGCCCGAGAACTACGGCACCCGCGCGATCCCGCTGGACGAGTTCCGTGCGGTGCTCGAGGACGAGCTTGCGCATCACAACGCCCGGCCCGGCCGACGCAGTGAGGTGGCCATGGGGCGGTCGTTCAACGAGGTGTTCAACGAGGGATATGCGCGGGCCACGATCCGGCGCGCCTCCGACGAGCAGCTGCGGCTGTGGCTGTTGCGCGCCGAGGGTCTGCGGGCCAAGCGCGGCAACGGCGAGCTGAAGCTCTTTGAGACGCGCTACTGGTCGGACTGGATGTACCGGATCGCGGGGGAAAAGGTGGTCGCGCGGTTCGATGCCGATGATCTGGCGGCGGGGCTCGAGGTCTATGACCTCAAGGGCCGCTACCTGGGCCATGCGGAGTGCTGTGATGCTGCGCCATTCTTGAGCGTCGATCACGCTCGCGACCACAATCGCAAGCGCGGTGCCTGGATGAAGGCGCAGAAAACCGAAGCGAAAGCCGCGCGCGAGTTCAGCGCATCGGAGATTGCCGCGCGGCTTCGTGGCGCGGGCGATCTGGCCCCGGACGAACCCCTGCCCGAGGCGCAGGTGCATCAGCTGGTCACAGCGCACAAGGCCGCCCCCAAGCGCCGCGCGGCCACGGCGGAGGATACCGAGCGCGAGGCCGCACATTCGGCCACCATCGCACGGCTCGAGGAGCGCCGTGCCGCTCCGCGCGAAGAGGATGATCCCGCGCAGCGGTTCGCCCGCGCCCGGGCGCTGGAGCGCGCCGTCGAGGCAGGCGAGACGCTGACACGGGCGCAGGGCGAGTGGCTCGGGGACTACCAGCAATCGTCGGAATACCGCGCGCATCTGCGCATGGAGCGCCGGTTCAGCGCGGACAACTGAGAAAAGGAGAGCAGCATGACACCATCCATTGCCCCCCTGCGCAACGTCGCAGCCCTGATCGGCCTCGTCGAGCGGGTGCAGGAGCGCGCCTTCGGCCTGCCCGGCATGGCCACCTTCTACGGCCCCTCCGGATGGGGCAAGACTACCGCCGTCACCGTCGCCGCCAACGAGTACCAGGCGCATGTCGTGCAGGTCAAAGACTGCTGGACGCCCACGTATTTCGCGCAGGCGATCCTGCGCGAGATCGGCCTGCCGCCGGTGCGTGGTGTCGCGGCCATGGTCGATGCGATCGGCGCGCAGCTGGCGCGCAGCGACCGGCCCCTGATCATCGACGATGCGCAGTATCTCTTGCGCAAGCGGATGATCGAGCTCGCGCGCGACATCTATGAGAGCTGCCAGGCCCCGGTGATCCTGGTGGGCGAGGAAAAGCTGCCGCAGGACCTGACCCGGTGGGAGAACATCCACAATCGGCAGCTTGCCTGGGAACCGGCGCTCGCCTGCAACATGTCCGACGCCGAAAAGCTCGTGCCGATCTACGCGAGCGGCGTTGATGTGGCCGATGACCTTCTGGCCGCGATCGTCGATGCCTCGGCGGGGTCGATCCGGCGGGTGGCCACCAATCTCGCGTCTGCGCGCGAGCTGGCCAAGGGGCGCGGCCGGAGGAACGCCGATCTCGATCTCTGGGGCACGCGTCCCTTCACCACCGGTCAGCCGCCGACCGTGCGGCGCGTCGAGGATTTCCGCCCAGTGGCGCGGACAGAGCGCGCCGATACGGTTGTGCCGCTTTCTGGTGACGCGAAGGCGGTGCGGTCATGAGCGAACTGTTCGAACAGATGTGGGACGAGGTGAAGAACCTGCCCGAGTTCGACTGGAAGGCCGTCTCGGATCGCGGCTGCAGCGCCGAGACCGCCGCGCGGTATATCCGGCACTGGCTGAAGGACGGCCGGGTGCGGGTGTCGCGCCTGGCGCGCAACAACAAGCGCTGGTACAGCCCATCGCATCTGCCCCCGGCCGGGCCGCAGCCGGTGAGCGCGGAAGCCACGCCCGAGGGCAACATGTGGCGCGCGATGCGGCATCTGCGCCAGTTCAACCCCACGGACATCGCCGCGCATGCCAATGCGGGCGGCATCGAGGTCACTATTGAGAAGGCCCGGGCCTATTGCCGCCAGTTGACCGCCTCGGGGCACATCAAGGCGCTGAGCAAGGCGATCCCCGGCACGCGCGAGGCGCATTACAAGCTGCTGGAAGACAGCGGCCCGCGCGCCCCGCGCCCGGTGCGCATGGCGGGTATCCTCGACCCCAACACCGGGGCCTTTGCCCCGTCGAAAGGCGGTGCGGCATGAGTGCGAAACGTCCACAGACACAGCACGCGAAAGAGAGAGCCGCGTTCATTCTCGGGCGGATCACGCGCGAAGAATACCAGCTTTGCGTCAAGGGATACGCGGTGATTATCGGTCAAGCTCTGATCGTTTTCGGCTCTTGGCGTAACCACCGGATTTGGCTGCGCAACCGCAATGTCAGGAAAGGCGGTGCGGCATGAGCGCGCTCGACACCGCCCGCGAATTCTGGGGCGAGGGCATGCCCGACTGGGTCGAGGCGCTGGCGCTGGCCTGCGACAACACGAGCCAGAACAAGGTGGCCAAGGAAATCGGGCGCAGCGGCAGCCTGGTCTCGAACATCCTGCGCGCCCGGTATCCCGCCGATACCGGTGTCGTGGAGGATCTCGTGCGCGGGCATTTCATGGCCCAGACCGTCGAGTGCCCGGTGATGGGCACGATCGGCAAGCAGGTCTGCCGCAAGTGGCGCGGCCGGGCCAACCGGTTCGAGAACGTCAATCACCAGTATGTGACCATGTACCGGGCCTGCAACCGCTGCCCCCTGCACAAGGGGGACGACGATGCCGAGTGACGACGTGTCAGCGGTGGTGGTGGAAATGTCGCGCCGCGGGCTGCCGCCGCGCGACATCGCCCGGAGGCTCGGGACGACGGCGAACGCCATCTCGACCCGCTTGCACCAATTGCGCAAGCGGGGCGTCGCCCTGCCGCCGCCGCAGATCGGCCGCCCGAAGGGTACCGCGCGGTCGCATCTGACGCGGACAACCCGGCAGCTGCACGAGGATCTGCAGCCCTATGCGGCGCGCCGGGGTCTGGCGGTCAAGGAGCTGTGCCGCAGGATCCTCAACGCCGTCGCCGAGGATGATCTCGTCGACGCCATCCTGGACGATCTGGAGAACGATGAATGACCGACCCTGACATCACCCGCTGGACCCAAGACGAAATGATCCGCCTCGCCGCGTCGGGCGTGGCCAAGGTCGATCTGCTCGGCCCGCGCGGCACCACGCTGTGCTCGATGGACGAGATCGCCGCCATGGCGGGCGTCTGCGCGATGCATGGCGTGGGATCAAAGCCCCCTTCAAACGCCCCTTCAACAGGAGACGACAATGTCTGAGTTCACCCCTCACCCCATCCCCGACGGACGTCGCGAGATCGACGGCCATATCTACATGGGCGACGGTCGCGGCGGCTGGCAGCCGGTCGAGACGATCAAGCCGCAGCACCTGCTCGAAGACGAGACCGCCCGCAAGATCGTGGGTTACGCGCTGCCGCTCTCGGGCCAGATCGGGCGCTTCAAGGGACACACGTTCGACGACATCTCGGACTTCGAGGCGATCCTCGAGCAGGAATACGGGGCCCGCGTCGGCGGCAAGAAGGGCAACAAGACGCTGATGACCGTCGATCAGCTCTACAAGGTCGAGGTCCGCGTGTCCGACCGGATCGACTTCGGCCCCGAGCTACAGACCGCCAAGGCGCTCTTTGACGAGTGCCTGAACGAATGGTCGGCCGATGCGCGCGCCGAGCTGCGCGGGCTGGTCTCGGACGCCTTCAACACCGACAAGGAAGGCCAGATCAACAGGGCGTTGATGTTCGTGCTCTTGCGCCGCGAGAGCGACGATCCGCGCTGGCGGCGCGGGCAGGATGCGATCCGCGATGCGATGCGCGTGGTCGGGTCCAAGACCTATGTGCGCTGCTGGCACCGCGAGAGCCATGACGCCCCCTGGCAGTCGATCCCGCTCGATCTGGCGAAGGTGTGAGGGGATGGCCTCAGAGCCTTGGCATCTTCCCGTCCAGCCCCTTGAGCGCGCCTTGCAGGCTCGCCTTGGTGAGGCGGTCGGTTGCGTCATCGGCGATCATCGCGATGAGGCGTTCGCGCAGGCTGTCGCGGGTCACGCTTTCGTCGCGGTTCAGCATCTCGATGACGGTATCGGCGAATATGTTGCGCCACATGGCTTCTGCTCCTTCTTCCCACATCTCGCGGGGCTGCGCCGGTTCGCGCTCGGTCTCATCGTTCATGACATTCGTCCTCGGAAGGCTGGTTTCGGGGATGATAGGCGCCGGGGGGCGTTGGCG